TGGCTTAGTAAGATCATCTTCATAATACACACCTGCATCTACCATCATTCTAGCTAACGGATCTTTCTTATCTGCTCTAACAGTACGAAGATAGTATGGGCTATGTCTAGTGTGAATACCAGAGGCACTATCAACCAGTTGACTAACTGTTCCACTAGGCTTGACGCATGTTATTGCTGCGGATTGAGGGATACCTAGTTTCTTAGCCCATACTTTATTTATTTCTATAGCTGTATTTTTAAGTTTATCTAAATCTATTTTACCATTTAACATATCTTTGTTGTCCATGATACCTGTAAGAGATACACCTAGTAAAGACTCTTCTTCTGTATTTTGTTTCCACTTACTTGTTAAGTATCTAAAGTTTGTAAGTGTAGCTTGAAACGTACCAAGAACTGTAGCAGCTTTTACTTTGGTTTCTAAAGTATCTTGAGTATCATCAGCTCTTACTACAACCTCAGTAAGATTACAGAATTGTTTGTTGCGTAAGATAATCTCACTGCAAGGATTACAACCGAAGTGTTCGTACTCTTCTCGTCTACCGTTCTTAGCTGCCTGTTTTTCTGCAGCTTGACGATTAAACATACCACGTTCACCACTCTTAGACTCATACAAAGACAACCACTCACGCATAAACGCACCAGTTTCTGCAGCATCTGTGTACGCTACTGAGTTATTAGATAACGCTCTCTGCTGATTGTCTTCCCACCAAGCACCTGACTTGGCATTGCGCATACGGTTGTCTGAGAGGTTGCTGAGAGAGATTAAAGCACTTCTCCTTACTCCACCTACCACTACAACTTCTGCGACCTTACACATCAAATCATGGCAATCTATAGATACAAGCTTACGTTGTCCTTTTGTAATAGCATCACGAAATATGTTAATTGTGAAATCAAACAACTCTTCAAGAGGAGCAGGACCACTAGCACGACCACCAAATGTTTTAAGTCTAGCACCGTAAGGTCTGATGTTAGACACATCCCATGTGGGAACTTGCCCTGAATAAAGCAACGATAACATTTCTTTGTAGGCTTTTGCCCACCCAATTTTAGAGTCAGCAACTTTAATAACTGTATCAGTATCAAAGAGTTCCTCTGGTAAGTCAGGAAGTTGGTTGACATACTGACGCTCTACACTGAAGCCTACACCAGTGCCACACATAAGTATGTACAGTGTCTCATCAAAGGCTCTAACGTTATCAACAGCTAGATAGCTACAGTTAAAACCTGCTACGTTGTCTTGCTCTAATGCTTTACCTGCTGACATCAATGCTCTCATGCTTGGCATTACATCTAAATTAAGCACAGCCTGTTCTAATTCATCACGTACCTTTATAGTAACGTGTGCTGTATCAGGCTCAAGCTTTTGTATGTGTGTTACAAAGAAATTAAAGTAACGATCTACTGTTTCTTCCCACGTTTCTCTGCGTTGATTCTCTTCGTTCCACCTAGCATATCTGCTTAGATGTATAAACTGTTGATAATTTGTAGGTAACTCTATACTCATAATACCACCTCCGAAAACTGTATTGCTATTAATAAAGCTATAGCTGAAGTTAAAGTTAAAAAGACTACAGGTACTATAGCATCCCATAATTTAACTTCTAACTCTAAGTCAGCATCCACACCATGAGATAGCATCATAGATACAGTGTATCCTAAAATAATTAAACTTTGTCCGATACCTAATCCTGCTAACAAAACAGCTCCTCTAATATCTGCAGTAAATATAAAATATCCTGCAGTTATAATACCAAAGAAAGGTATCATGTATAATAATCTAGCTATCATTTGTTTTCTCCTCTGTCCATAAGTGTATAGCTATAATAGCGTAGTGTATAATTTTTAATAAATCTCCTTGATTTTTATATTCTCCAGTAACAGAGTCAGGTTTCTTACCATACCTTACAGCGTACTTTATAATGTTACCCATGCAGAAACCATCTCCGTGTCCTGCATCTATAACCATTTCTGTTGCTTGCTGTTTGCCAGAAGCATAGTGTTGTTCGTATGTTTTATCTATGTATCTTTTTATTTGTTCTATTGTATTATGTTCGTTGAATTTATAATCAACCATTATCTAAACTCCTTTGGTAATGTTTCTTCACTATACCATTTAAAATTGTTAGCCTCTGCCCATTCAGCATGAGTTCTTTTAGTTCCATCTTTTCTTTTCTTAGCTGCAGGCATTGGAGCATACGGCTTTTGAAATATAAATACAAGCTCTATTGTATCAGGTAATGCTTTACGAATCCAGATATATTTACTATATTCTGCATGATCCCAGAATCTACCTTTAGCTTCTATAATTATCTGATCTTTTTCAAAGTCAGGCTCATAGTTATGTTCTACTACATAAGGTACTTTAGTAGTATGATGCTTCCAGTTACTTAGTATTCCTTGATGTAACTCATGCTCCCATTTACTATCGTATCCTTTAGGTACGTTCTTTTCTCTTGGTCTAGGCTTTCTAGGTTTTCTCATGTAATCTCTTCTGCTCTAGGTTCTCTGACTACTTTTGTTAAGTAAGTTAAAGACCTAGCATATTTAAAAGTTCTAAGTCCTTGTCCATCATTAGCATCTTTATGACACTCAAATTTAAACGGACAATAAAAACAATCTCTAGGTAATGCCATGTTACCAGAACTACCATTAGGTATAGGACTGTGACATCTTGGAGGTAGCTTTTTCTTTTTAATAGTTTTCTTAAGATCTTTAATTCTTTTCTTAGCGTCAACCTTATCAAACTCGTCAGGTCTATAAAGACAAAGCTTACCTGTAACCTTATCTATAACTAAGAAGCCACCTGCTTTAGTTTCTTCTGCTGCTTCGTATCCTGAAAGCTGTCCTAAGTAACCGAAAGGATCGTTCTGTGCTAGAGTTCCGTCTTCAAATTTCTTAAACGAAAACGGTGATGCTGATTTAACATCTATAACTTCTCCATTTATTTTACAATCCATGTGTCCTTTAACACCTTCAACTACTACTTCTTTCTGTTGGTCAGTAACTTTGTAACCTGCTAATCTTACTAGCATTAATACTAACTCTTCAAGTAGATGCCCATACAAAAACTTTATATGAGTTGAAGGTGCGTGTCCTTCTGACTCTTGTTTAAGGTTAGCCTCATACCAAAGTTTCCTGTCATCTCTACCAATGCTTGACATTCTAAGAGAAGAAGCTTTAGGATCTCTCTTGTATGGCTCAGACCACCCAAGTAAAGCTGCACTCATTGCTTTACCAAATTCATCTGCTTGCTTTTTAGTTATACCTAAACTCTTTTCTTTGTTTAGATTATTTAACTTATTATATATGTTATCTACTAAGTTGTCTAGTGTTTTTTTATTCTTCATCTTTATGCTCCGCAAAATTTCCACTATAATCATCTTTTTGTAATTTGAATATTTCTCTTGGTCTACTTTGGTTTGGCATGGCTTCTTTATTTTTTGAAAAACTTCTAACTTCACTGAGATTACTGTGTTTTTCTATTAATTCTAGCGCAGTTTCATTAGGATCTGTATGTTCTGCAAACCTTAACTTTCTAGTGGCAGGATCAAACAATAAAAATATAACACCTAACTCTATTTGTTTTTTAGTTCTACCTGATTTAAATTGAACTCTATTTCCTGTGTTTGCTCTGTGGTCTGGCTGTGCTGTCTTAACATCAATCAAAATTGTGTTGCCTTTTTTATCCATAGCTATCATATCTATTGGACCTGTACATCCTGAGTTTTGAAATACTTCATAGCCATTATCCCATAGCCAAGTGACAGCATAGTACTCTGCAAAGTCTCCTTTTCTATTCGTGTTCATTTTAATGCGTTTCACTCCAGTCTCTCCCATACTTGTATTCACCATCCAAAGGACAACGAAGATTAAAATGCTTGCCTGCTTCTATAATTGCTTTGACTCCTATGTCACCAATTAGCTCTGCAGTTTGTTTAGGTACTTCCATTTGCCACTCGTCATGGATGTTAGCAACAAACTTATACTCAAGGTTAGATTCTTTTAAATGTTTATCAAACAACACAAGAGCCTTTTTCATAACGATAGCACCTGCTCCTTGTAATAAACTATTTAAGGATGCGTGTTCATTTCTAATCCAAATAACTCTACCATCTAATCCTTTAACATAACCTCTAACTTTAGCTACTGCTTTAACTTTATCACTTAACTTTTTGAAAGCAGGCTTGTTTTCAAAGAATAATTCTCTAGATTTTTTACCTGCTTTAGCACTAGCATTCATTACATTTCCTAGTCTAGCATCACCTGCTCCATACATCAAAGCGTAGATAAAAGTTTTAGCAATGTCTCTAGTTTTTAGACCTGCTAACTTTTGATTGGCAGTATGTACGTCACCATTTAATATCTCGTTAGTGAACACATCATCATTCATGTAATGAGATAGCATACGTAACTCTAAACCAGAAGCATCAATACCTAATAACACATTGCCTTCTTCTACTGTCCAACAAGCACGACACTCTTTACCATAAGGTTGTCTAACACTTGGAATCTGCGCTGTGTTCGGACTACGATGCGTCATTCTTCCTGTAATAGCTCCGTTAGATATTACAGCACCATGTATTCTATTATCTTTTAC